GGCGAAAGCCTGCCGGCCGTGCTGCTGCCGTATCAGCGCGAGCTGCTGGCCGCCACCTCGAAGACGCAGCTCGTCGTCGTCGACAAGTCGCGCCGCATCGGAGCGACCTGGGGGATCGGGGCCGACGCGGTGCTGACCGCCGGCGCGCAGAAGAGCGCCGGCGGCATGGACGTGCTCTATCTCGGCTACAATCTCGACATGGCGCGCGAGTTCATCGACACCTGCGCCATGTGGGCGCGCGCCTTCTCGCCGGCCTGCAGCGCCGTGCAGGAGTTCCTGTTCCATGAGCAGGACGAGCGCGGCGCCGACCGCGCCATCCAGGCCTTCCGGATCAGCTTCGCCTCGGGCTTCGAGATCGTCGCGCTGTCGTCGCGCCCACGGAGCTTGCGCGGCCGCCAGGGCTACGTGATCCTCGACGAGTTCGCCTTTCACGACGAGGCCGACGAGCTGCTCAAGGCCGCGATCGCGCTCCTGATCTGGGGCGGCAAGGTCCTGGTGATCTCCACCCACAATGGCGTCGACAATCCGTTCAACACGCTGATCCAGGAGATCCGCGAAAGGCGCCGGCCCGGCGCCGTCGTGCGCTGCACCTTCGACGACGCGCTCGAACAGGGTCTCTATCAGCGCATCTGCCTGGTCACCGGCAAAGCGTGGTCACCCGAGGCCGAGGCGACCTTCCGGGCGGACATCCGCGGCTTCTACGGCGCCGGCGCGGCCGAGGAGCTGGACTGCATCCCGGCGCAGGGCTCCGGCGTCTATCTCACCGGCGCGCTGATCGAGGCCTGCATGACGGCGACCGCGCCCGTGCTGCGCCTCACATGCCCGAAGGGCTTCGAGCTGAAGCCCGATGCCGAGCGCGCCAGCTTCGTAGATGCCTGGATCGAGGACGCGCTCGCGCCCGTGCTGGCGGCGCTCGATGTGCGGATACGCCACGGCTACGGCTGGGACTTCGCCCGCTCCGGCGACCTCTCCGTCATGGTGCCGCTGTCGGAAGGCCGCGACCTGGTGCGGCGGACGCCCTTCGTGATCGAGCTTCGCAACGTGCCGTTCCGCGAGCAGGAGCGCATCCTGTTCCATGTGGTCGACCGGCTGCCGCGCTTCGGGGCCGGCAAGCACGACGCCCGCGGCAACGGCCAGGCGCTCGCCGAGTATGCCGTGCAGCGTTACGGCGCGCTGGCGATCGAGGCCGTGATGCCGTCGCAGCCCTGGTACATCGCCAACGTGCCGCCGCTGAAGCGCCGCTTCGAGGACCGCACCATCGCGATCCCGCGCGACGGCGACCACAAGGACGATCTGCGCCAGATCCGCATGGTGCGCGGCGTGCCGAAGGTGCCCGACGACGCCCACACGACCGGCGCCGACGGCGGCCAGCGGCATGGAGACTACGCGATCGCGCTGGTGCTGGCGAACGCCGCCATGGACTCCGAGGTCGGCGCCTATGGCTACGTGCCGGCCTCCGCGTTGGCGGACGATAGCGACGCCTGGCTCGACCAGGTGGTGGCGGACGAGACGGGAGGGCGTGCGCTGTGGTGACCCCGCGAAAGGCGATCCTCGGCCCGGATGGCGAGCCGATCGACACCTCGCTGCTGTCGCAAGAGATGGCGACCGCGACCTTCGGCGGCGCCCGCTCGGTGCTGGCCGATGCGGTCGCGTCCGGCCTGACGCCGGAGGGGCTCGCGGCCGTGCTCAAGCGCGCCACCATCGGCGAGATCCGGGCCTATCTCACGCTCGCCGAGGAGATGGAGGAGCGCTACCTCCACTATTCGAGCCAGGTGCAGACGCGGCGGCTCGCGATCGAGGGCACCGAGATCTCGCTGCAGGTGCCGGACGGCGTGCCCGCCAAGATCGCCGACGCCGTGCACGAGCTGATCGCCGATCCGGGCTTCCTCGACGCCATGGGCGCACTCACCGACGGCATCGCCAAGGGCTTCGCCGTCGTCGAGCCGATCTGGGAATACGAGGCCGGCCTCTTGCGGCCCGTCGCCTATCGCTGGCGCGACCCGCGCTTCTTCCAGTTCGACCGGCTGTCGATGACCGAGCTGCGCCTCGCGGTCGACGGCAATCTGGACGGCCTGCCGCTGCCGAAGGCGAAGTTCATCACCCATGCGCCGCGGGCCAAGACCGGCATCCCGATCCGCCGCGGCTTTGCCCGCGCCGCCGCCTGGGCCTTCCTGATCCAGCAGTTCACCCTGAAGGACTGGGCCGCCTTCTGCGAGGTGTTCGGCATGCCGCTGCGCCTCGGCAAGTATCACTCGGGCGCGAGCGAGGCCGACAAGAAGACGCTGCTCCGCGCCGTCGCCGGCTTCTCGTCGGACGCGGCCGCCATCATCCCGCAGGGCATGGAGATCGAGTTCATCGAGCGCAAGGCGCTGGAGGGCTCGAGTTTCGAGAAGCTCGTCGACTATCTCGACCGCAACATCTCCAAGCTGGTCGTCGGCCAGACCATGACGGCCGACAAGGGCGCGAGCCTCGCCCAGGCCAAGGTGCACAACCAGGTGCGCCTCGATATCCAGCGCGCCGACTGCGGACAGCTCGCCCACACGGCCAACAGCCAGCTCGTGCGGCTGTTCGTTTCCATGAACTTCGGGCCGCAGGAGGCGTACCCGTCGATCGAGATGCCGGTCGCCGAGCCGGAGGACACGGCGGCGCTCGCGGCCGCCGTCGAGAAGCTCGTCCCGCTCGGCCTGAAGGTGTCGCAGAAGGAGCTGCGCGGGAAGCTCGGGCTGTCGGAGCCGGCCGCGGGCGAGGACCTGCTCACGCCGCCGGCGGCGGCGCCGGCCGCGCCTATCGAGGTGCGCACTGGCGCCGGCAGTCGGCAGCCGGCTCGGCCGGCGATCGCGTCGGCGCATCACGGCGGCTGCGCGTGCCCGTCGTGCCGGCCCGCGCGCACGGAGGCGGGCACCAGTGCGCTCGCGGCCGATCCCCGCACCGGCGTCGACGTCGAGGCCGAGCTCGACCAGCTCCTCGAGGAGCAGCTCGCAGACTGGGAGGAGCTCGCCGATCCGCTGCTGGCGCCGCTGCGCCAGGCGCTCGCTCGTGCGCATTCATTCAACGAGCTGCAGGCCCTGCTGGCCGAGGCGTCCGGTCGGATCGACGGCAGCAAGCTCGCCGAGCGCCTGGCGCGGCTGACGGCGATCGCCCGCGGCCTCGGCGACGCCACGGATTGAGGGGCTTTCGATGATGCGGCCGACGCGCCGCCAGGTCCTCGGCCTGATCGCGGCGCTGGCCGGCACCATCAAGCGCGGCATGGCGGCGCCGCCCGAGGTGCTGTCGTTCTTCCGCGACAAGAGCCTCACGCCGAAATTCTCCTGGCTCGACGTGTGGGGCGAGGAGCACGCCCACGCCTTCACGGTCGCCGGCGTCACCGAGGCGAAGGTCTTGGCGCAATTCCAGGCTTCGATCGACAAGGCGATCGTCGAGGGCTGGGGCTTCGAGCATTTCCGCGAAGAGATGCAGAAGCGCCTCTCGCCGCTCGGGTGGTGGGGGCCGCGCCAGGTCGAGGACCCGGAGGGCCGCTGGCGCACCAAGGCCGTCGACGTCTCGATGCCGCGGCGGCTGCAGACGACGTTCTGGGCCAATATGAGATCGGCCCGCGCCGCCGGACAGTGGGATCGCGCCCAGCGCACCAAGCGCGCGCTTCCGTATCTGCTCTATGTGCGCTCGGTCTCGGAGCGAAAGCGGCCCGAGCATGTGCGCTGGGTCGGCACCATCCTGCCGGTCGACCATCCGTTCTGGTCGAGCCATTTTCCACCGAACGGATGGGGCTGCAAATGCAGCGTGCGGCAGATCACGGCCGCCGAGCACGACGACTATCTGTCCCGGCCGGCGAGCGACGCGCCCGGCTCGATCAGCTATACGGACGAGCCGCCGCCGACCGTCACGCGCACCTTCGTCAACCGGCGCACCGGCGAGCGCGCCGAGGTGCCGGTCGGCATCGACCCCGGCTGGCAGACCAACCCCGGCATCGGCCGCGGCCGCACCCTCGGCCGCATCCTCGCCGACCAGGTGGACGCGACGCCGCTCGATCTCGCCCGCGGCCGTATCGAGAGGCTGACCGACAGCGAGGGGTTTCGCTCGTTCCTGTGGCGGGCGCAGGAGCAAGGCGCGCGTCGCGCGGCGCTGATGGCGGAGGGGAAGGCCATTGCCGAGGTCGACCAGATCGCGCCGTGGTCGCACACGCCGTTCGTCGTGGCGCGGCTGCCGGATGAACTCGCCGGCGCCGCGGGTGTGGCGCGACCGGCCGTGACGCTCACCGACGCGGCCGTTGGGCACGCTCCCGCGCATCACTATCCGGACTGGGTATGGTCGAGCGTCCAGGCGATGCTCGACGCGGGCGCCATCCATCGGCGACGACGCGACGGCCGCATCTTCGTGCTGAAGGAGATCGCGGGCCGCGCCTTCGTGCTGGTGCTGGCGCCTGTGCCCGGCGATCGTCTGGGCGTGATCACGATGTTCTCGACGCGCGAAGGATTGGACGGAGCCTATGTCCGTCGCACGCTCGCCGACACCGATCGCGTGAAATGAAAAGCGGGGGGAGGGCCGCAGTCCCCTCCTGGTTTGGACGCATCCATTCCGAGCGGCCCGGCAGAGCCGGAATATCCCCGCCCCCTAAAAATAGCCCTCACGGCCCGGATCCGCAACCGGCGCCCGGTCCCCGATAACGAGCCGCCAGGAAGCCCGCTGATGCGCCGCCGCCCTCCGAGCCATGTCGGCCCGCCCGACCTCGAAACGGCTTCTATGCCCCCTTCAACGGGGCGGGACGGGGCATTGGCGAGCCACCGGACGGTGAATGAGGGGGACAGGCGATTTCATTGGCGCTCGTTAGGAGAGCGCCATCCGCCGCCGAAGTTCGGCCAGTCGTGGGTCCGACGCCGTTTCAGTCGCTTGTGATAACGTGTTCAACACCTCTTCGATGCCGTATGGCCAAGAGGCAATGTCTTCTCCCAATATCGCCCACAAAAGATCGAGTGTGGCTGCGGGGTACGCGCGCCACGGGGGGGGGTCGGAGCCATCGCTCGACGATGCAAAATACAGGTGCGGATTCCGGGCTGGACCGAGGCGGGGGACAATCTGCGCCACAACCTCCTGCATCAAGTTTCCGCTATCCAACGCAAGCTTGGCCAAATGGCCAGACATATTGGGCGTATGCACCGCCCGCTGTTTGGGCCAGACCCGCCGCAGGAATGGAAGAACTTCTCCTCTCCAATGGCTGTCCGTCTCTTTGCTCCATTGTCCGAGCTGCCAAAGGATCTTCCGACGTAGTTCATCGTCGGCATGAATCAGGATTTCGCGAAACTCTATGTCGGTGAGCAATCGCTCTTCTGTCCGAGCGTCCCCTTTCCAGCCGAACAACAGAAATCCAGCTAGAACCGAGTTCCCGTTCCGGCGGCGCTGACTTGTTGAGCGCGCGCAGAGACCCGCCTTAAGCGCTAAGAACAAACGTTTTTGGGGAACTCGGGCTGCCCAGAGCAGGCCATCCCATAAGGCATCTCCGTCGGACCCGCAGTCATCAGCGAACGGGAGTACCTGACGCTCGGTCCACACGGGATCAATGGTGTAGAGCCAAGTGAGTTGAAAGCCGAGCATTACAAGCGCGTGTCGACGCATGTCGCCTGGTAGGTCAAGGAGATCGTCAAGCCGAGCTGTCCAATGAGCAGGAAATCCATTTCCAGCTCCGAGGCCATCCTTCGCAGGATCCTTCACGAGCAAATCGAAGAGCCTACCGACCGGCGCATTGAGAGCATCGTCTGCCCAGGACCTCTTCCTTCCAGACTGTTGCTTAACCTCTATGAGATGTAGTGCCTCGATTATCGCGCCCCATAGGCCCGAGAGCACATCCGGCGCATCGCCATAGAACCGATCCGAAATGCGATCCATCCAATCTGAGACCGGATAAGCGATATCCCGAAGGCGGGTTGGGGGAAGACGTCTCAGCCGCGCTGCAATTGTCCGGAGCATCCGCGCGGGGTCAGTTCGGCGAGCGTCTACCCGAAGAAAGGCAGCCCAGGCCCATGGCGGCGCTTCACCCGATCGGCCTGCAAAGGTCAAAGCCGCTAATGCGAGACTTGGCCTTTTTTCCGCCAAGCCACGGAACGGATCGCGCTCGATCCTCTCCCAGAAGCTCGGCTGCCCCAACTCCTCCGCACGCTTCAAGATTTCGGAAATCGGCGTTGCTAAAATCGGGTCGGGCCGGTTATCCGCGACAATCGTCTGAACCTCTGGCGCATTAGAATCCGCAGCCGCGTCACCATGGCGCTCACTCCATTCCGGATTGGCTTGCCGCAGTGATCGCATGATCTCCTGTACATCGAAGCTGAACTCCACCCCCTGGCTGATTAGCCAGTGTAGGCGGCTCAGCTTGTCGTGAGCCTTGAATTTTTCCCTTTTGTCTCCCCAGTCAGCGCTCCAAGGAAACGAACCGGTAAGGAGGCGCTGCTCAAGCCCGTCGCGAACTGCCGTTGAGAATTCCTTCCAGCGGTCACGAAGCGCATAAAGCAGGTCGCGCTCGTGTGTAGAGCCCCAAAAGGCGCGGTCCGACAATTCTAAGAGCACCGCGCCCGCCTCGTCGGCGTTCAGCAATCCGGTGCCGGCCGACCAGATCCTAAGGCGCGCGAAGACGAAATCGTCATCCGACGGCCACGAACGGATCTGGCGATATGCAGCCTCAAGATCAATTGTCGCGAGTCTCGCAATTAACTTCTGAAAGTGAATTAACGGACCTGTCAGTCCGAAACTCCTGTCAGGAAGTTCGACCCCGTCGTCGGGGCCGCGGCTTGTGGTTAGATAAACCTGACGAGTGCCAGAGTTTTCCCGCTCCAGGGCGACTGCCAAATCGATGTTGGCTCGGAAGCACTCGACCGCGTATGATAGGAACTCGTCTGGAATTCGAATTGCTTCATGAGGATGAGGATACTCGACGGAACAGCTAACCACTGATTCCTGCTGATCGTCGGCAAGCCATTTCAGTGGATGAGGGATTTGGAAACTTGGAGTAACTATTATCTTTGGACGATAAAGGCCGCAGAGCTCTCGGACAAGAGAAAGGCTCCATCCTTCCTGCGTTGCACGATGGGCGATCCTATACCTCTCCGTATCCGATTCGAGGCGTTGGTCGGCCCATGCTGACAGCAGCATCCGCCAACCATGAAGAACTGCATGCGGAAACCGCTTCACGTCATGTTGTAGAGCGCGCTCGATGCTATCGATTACACGCGGATGCAAACCGTCTTGGTGTGCTGCCCACCACAACGCCACTGGGTGGTGAGCCACTTGCCGCAGCCAGAGGGCAATGTCTTCGAGGCGACGCGAGAGTTCCGTGTGGAATTCATGCGGGTTACCACGAACGGTAGCCCTTGCCCGAAGTGTTCCTTGCTCGCGGTCTAAGAGATTTGACTGGAAGGGGTCGACCGCTTCGGTGGGAATATCTCTGGAGCGAAAGGCGTCTTCCGGATCCGCTGGTCCCGGCGTTGGATCACTGTCGACGCAGAGGGAATCGAACGGATCGAAGGAAGGGGCACTCTCAGAATTCGTGTATGAGCGCAAAGGCGTAGAATATCGCTGTCTAGGATCAAGCACCAGGAGCCACTCGGCGCCAAGTGGCTGGATCAGGGATATTAGACGTCTGGCTCCTTCGCGGATTGAAAGTATGTGCAATACCTGCCCGCGCTCGTGCGGAGCTAATTCAGTAGGGCCGGACGCGGCTCGCGTTAGCACATTTTCGCACCATTTTCCGCTGTCTCGGGCTCGTTCCGCCCATGCACGAAGAGTGTTCCAAAGCGGTGCGAAACCGTTCTCGCTATCGAATGCAATGGCTTCGACACCGCGTTTCTCCCAAAGCGCAATCGCTGACTTCTGTTCTCCACCTTGAAACGCGTAGAGCTTGTTGGGTGTGCCGGCCCTCAGGTTCAGTCCTTCTAATAGATACTGCACAGGAGGGTCATCCGCGGTGTAACCGACGAACACGACTTGAAAGCGGGACAGCAGTCGTCGAATGAACCGGGTCGCCCACCCCGCAGAGAGGTAGGCGCGGCCGAAGTCTGCACTGGAGATCACGAACTCATCACTGTGCGCACGGCGATAAGCGGTGTCCACTCGGCCATGTAGATGCACGATGCCCCGGAATTCACGGTCACTATGCGGATCGGGCAAGCTCGGAGGGTCGTGCGAAAGCAAATTCGGAACACAAGCCTCGAACAGTAGATCAAAATTGGTTGTCACCAAACGAGTGATCCCGTTCGCGGTGGCAAGGTCGAGCAACGTCCGATGAGCATCAAGGTTCACGTTTGGCTTTGGCTGGAGGGCCTCCGCAACCGCTCCTCGGACATCCGACACCTCGAATTCCTGTTCGAGGAGGCCAAAGACTCGGTCTGTAGCGACCAGCCCTCCCACGCCAGGCAACGGATCAAGCGATCTCGCCCGCTCAAATAGAAGGCGAGCATGGCTATCCTGAGCTGCACCCAAGCGGTCGATAACATCAGCGGCGAGGGTAGCAAAACTCGGGAGGTTGGCTTCAGCGTAGCTGACGCCCGCGCCGCAAAAGAAGATGACCCTTCCAGTGTCACGCGCGACGAGCAGCTCGTCGGGAATATTGGGGCCGTCTGCAATGAATCTCATGAACAACCCGCGCCGATAGGTCTCCGCCTGACAGCGTCAGCGGCCCACAATCCAAGGGGCACCCGTAGCGTGCCCCCATGCAGCCCCGGCACGCAACCCCCTCTGTTCCGCCCGACGTCGCCCTCGGCGTCGTCACGCTCGACGTCGCCGCGTTGGCGGCCGGCAGCGACGATGACGCCGGCTGGGTGAGGGTCGCGCCGCGGGGCGAGATCACGACGCGCGACGGGCGGCGCTATGTGTTCGAGCCCGAGCGCCTGGTGGCGCGCTTCGCGGCCGACGGCATCGACGTGCCGGTCGACGTCGATCACGCGATCTCGCGCAAACCGCTGTTCGGCGAGCGGGCCGACGCGGTCGGCTGGATCAAGGCCCTGGAGGCGCGGCCCGACGGGCTGTGGGCGCGCGTCGAGCTGCTCGACGCCGGCAAGGCCGTGCTGGCGGCGCGCACGCACCGCTTCGTCTCGCCGACCTTCCATCACACCGACGCCGGGCTCGCGACCTGGCTGCATTCGGTCGCGCTGGTCGCCGCACCCGCGCTCGCCATGGCGGCGATCGCGGCCGCCGTACCGGCGAGCCCCGATCCTCCCCACCATACGGAGAGACGCATGATCAAAGCCATCGCCCAGGCCCTCGGCCTGGCGGACGGCGC